AGCAAGACGATGAGATGGCCATGAGCAAACTGCTGGAAAAAGATCTCAAGTTTGAGTACCTGATTCCTGATCTGCTGCCTTGCCCGGGCACGGTGATGATTCACGGCGCTGGCGGTGATGGCAAATCAATGTCGGCCTGGACGATTGCCAAGCATGTGGCGCGGGGGATTCCGTTCTCGGTGCGGGGTGATCTCGTCCCAGTGCAGAAAGGTCCTGTGTTGATCCTTAACGGTGACCAGAGCGAAGTGCAGGTTCAGCAGCAGCTGCGTGATCTGGAGTTTCGCGCTGATGACCCCGTGACGGTGGTGATGGGGTGGGATCTGAATTGGTATTTCCGTTTCACCAAGCTGATCGAGAAGCATCGTCCCAAGCTGGTGATCATTGACTCGATCACTGGCTGCAGCCGGGGCTCGGCCTTCGACGAAAACAAGAAAGAGTTTGCGAGCCCCATCTACTGGCTGGCCAACAACAACGGCAGGACTTTCCCGGCCTGCACCATTCTGTTGATTCACCACGCCAACAAGACTGGCGGGTTCCGGGGCAGCACCGCTATCCGGGATGCTGTGGACGAGGTATGGGGGCTTAAGCGGCCCGATAAGAAGCAACTGGAGCAGACCGGCGCCAACGCTCGTCTCATCACCGTCGAGAAGTCCAGGGCCGGACGGGACGGCAGCAAGCTCCTCATGAAGCTGGAGAACGATCTGACCTTCTCGCTGGCGGACTACGTCGAGCTGGACACAGAGAGCGCCAGTCCGGCCTCTGTGGTCGATCGGGTGCTCCAGCGCATACGTGCGGCTTACCCGCGCTCTGTGAGCCGTTCAGACCTCGCTGCGGATCCCTTGTGCGGTGGCAGCGTCGCCGGAATCAAGAAGGCGACCCAGCGCTTGGTCTCCCGAGGTCTTATTTGTGTCTCAGGTCAGACGGATGGGAATAATGGCGCTCCAGCTACTCCTCTCTTCCAAGCAATTTCCTCGCGTGAAAAGCCTTTAAATGTGTGTCCCGGTAAGGTAGATCCATTGGTACGACTGGAAAGTGACCCGGGACAGGGGGTAGAGGGTGTCCCGGCCCCCCTTGACGATCCTTCAACTGGCACGACCCCCCGGGACACCGATTTGGGCTGTCCCGGCAAAGAAGCCAGCCATACCAAGGGATCTGGTTCGGTGGGACAGCTTTTGGATGTATCCCCAAGGGAGGAACGCTCGTCTGAGGAAATTCAGCGGCTCCAGGCCGATGCTTCGGCTTTCTGGGACTGATGAACTACTTCAGCCCGCCTAACTTTTTCCTAGGGCTGCTCCGGGTTGCCGGGTGGCTGTTTTGGAGAGATCCCGTGGCTAAGCCGGAACCGCCCCAGCCGAAACGTCCCAGGAAGCCCACCCTGGGGTACACGGTTGGGGACATCCCTTATGAGCTGCTGGCCGTGGTGCGGATCTCCTGGTACCGCAAGGGCTTGGCCTACGAGGTCGAGGAGTACCAGATCGAGGAGTCGGACGACGCCCAGAAGCAGTTCCAGTACATCGTTGGGACTGCTCTGCGACAGGGCGCTGACGTGTGCGTTCTTACGCAGTACGAGCCAGCAGCACTTGGTGTGCCGGAGTAGGTGCCCGGTGGCTGGTCCTCCCGAGGTGCCAGCCTCACCGCAGCCGGGCTACTGCGGACTACCCGTTCCCCTCAAAGAAAGGACGGAGCACAAAGGTAGCGACTCCAGGCCGCCACTGCCACATTGCAGAGTGTTACACGACCAGCTTGACACCCTGCTGGTCATGTGTAACTCTAGGGACAGGTCAGCAACCGCTGGCCGCTTCAATCAAGTATCACAATGAACACGCACACACCAGTAGACAACTTCAAGCTCAGTCCCTGGTACTTCGCCGTCAGCTGGGCGCGTCGCATCCTCCAGGACAAGATCGTCCAGCACGAGAAGAACGGCTTCAACCCCGTCTACGACATCCACCAGCTCGAACAGCTTGACGACCTGGAACAGTTCCTCAAGATGAGCTGGGACGAGTGGATGCAGTCCATCACTCCCGAGCAGACTGTTAAGAGGCTGGGCGAATGATCCTTGAACTTGATGACTTCTCGATGGATACCGATGGCCTTGTCACCGTCACTGCTGTTGTTGATGAAATGGTGCTTGTCCACCAGCAAACGCTCCTCGACCCAGCGGAGTACGGACCTGCCCTGTGCCGAGGCACCTTCTACCTTTCGGATGAAGATCTGATCCCGGCCACCGATGCAGAACTCGCCCGACTCTTCTACAACCGCATCGACGACTGGGAAGTGCTCCACCCGGACGATTGAGTGGAGCGAGGCTCGGGAACTCCGTAATTCCAGCGACTACGACGACTGGGAGTACGGAACCGAGCCCATTCCAGGCGATACGCACTGGGTCCGGGCTCGCACTCTGACCCAGCTGTATAGACACCTGATATACGTGTTCGCCACCAGCGACACGATCTGCTCCAGCAAACTCGCCAACCTCGCCATCCACGAGATTCTCAAACTGAGACTCACCGATCTCACCCGGCTAAAACACCAAGACCCCAATTTCTTCGCATGACTGACTGGTACGCCGACTACTACCGCCAATCGCGGGGTTACAACGACAATGATCTGCGCGAGTTGCGCAGTCAGCCGCGTCGTCCCAGCACTTCGGTGCCGGATTGCTACGAGGGGCGCTTTGCCACTCCAGCCGAATACGATGAGTGGCTTGCGCAGAAGCGCAAGGACTACTTCGGCTGATCACTACTGGATTTACATGACTGAAATTTCGACGCTGCCCTTTTTCCGGTCCTACCTGCTGGGGGGCAGGTCTGTTTACCTCGATAAGCTCTCGGAGCTGGCGGATTCCGAGCTGAATCTGCTCAATATCGAAACCTTGTCTGCCCTCAATGAGGCTCGTGCCCAGTACGACACCATTGAGAACAAGCAGAGCGAGGAAGCCGGCCACATCTACCGGCGCATCAAGGTTGCAGGTTATTTCCAGGCAGCCATCAAGCTCGAACTGGACTCCTAGTCGGGCCTTTCTCTACTACACTGCTCGCGTTCTTACCCATGAACATGCACATCCTTTCTGATTCCCAGCACCAGGAATTGGCTCACGCCCTAGCAAAGGTCCAGACCATCCTCGATAGCTGCGCCAGCGTGGTGCTTGATAGCACGCTTGCTACCCCCACCGCCAAGGCCGTTGCGAAGTCTCAAAGTAAGACTCGTAAGTCCAGCGGCAAGAGGGGTGTGTCGGTGCTGAACGACGCCAAGGTCATGGAGATCAAGCGCCAGCTGGCGACTGGTAATAAGTCCGTGGCCAAGATTGCCCGTGAGTACGGCGTTCACATCACCACCATCAACTGCATCAAGTGGGGCAAAACCTGGAAACACGTTCAGCTCCAGCAGGAAGTTACGGCCTGATGTCGATCCTTCCTGATTACGAGATCTTCTGCCTGGCGCGGAAAGGTCTTGTTGATCCCTTCGATCAGGAAATGATTAACCCGGCCTCGCTTGATGTGAGGCTTGGGGAGAACATCCTGATTGAGCAGCCGGAGTCACCGGAGTTTGTCCCGCATTCCATCGCTGGGCACACGAAGGAAGAACCGTTCATGCTCCAGCCACATGAGTTCATTCTTGCGGAGACGTTCGAGTGCTTCTCGGTGCCGAACGTCGTGGCTGGGCAGCTGGCACTCAAGTCCAGTCGGGCTCGGGAAGGTATCGAGCACCTGATGGCTGGGTACGTCGATCCAGGCTTCAAGGGGCGGCTGACGCTGGAGCTGCAAAATGCACGCTCCATGCACGCAGTTCCCCTGTGGCCTGGGATGCGGATCGGACAGATTGTGTTCCACAAGATGTCGCTCCTGCCGAATAAGGACTACTCAGTCACCGGGCGCTATCAGGGAGACCTGCAAGTTCAAGCCTCTAAAGGATGATGAACGAGTTCAAACTATCGGCTGTTGATGCTGTCAATCACCCCAGTCATTACATGGCTGGGAAAACTGAAGTGATTGATGTAATCGAAGACTGGGTGAAGGCCGCGCCCGATGCTGTAGTTGGTGGCCTCCAGTGGCAGGTTATCAAGTACATCAGTCGGATGTGGTTAAAGAAGGATCCCTACGAGGATGCTCGAAAAGCCCAGTGGTACCTCAATCGTCTGGTAAATCATCTGGCGACAGAGGCTTATCAGGAAAAATGAGGTACTGGTGGCGGATTCTCGCCAAGGCCGTTGGTGAAAAGGCGCACCAGCACAGCCGGGTCGCAGATCAGGTTGCGATGGTGCGTCTCTTTATCCTTGGCGGCTACATGATCACCAACGTTTTCATCTGCGCAGGAGTTATTCGCCACTGGAATGGGTAGACGCTTCAAGAGCGGTGAGCACAACATCGCCGCGATCCTCACGCCAGAGCTTGTAGTGAAAATGCGGAAACTTCAGAAACAGGGCTGGAGTTACAGCCAGCTCTCGAATGAGTTCGGCGTTGATCGCAAGCACGCCTGGCGAATTTGCAACGGTCAAGCCTGGAGTTCTGTCAGTGAAGTTCTGTCCTAAATGCGGGAACAAGTCGTTCCGTGTCAAAGAATCCCGGACCAGGGAAGCCAATGTGCGGAGGCGCACTCCCGCAACGAGAGTCAGGCGCCAATGCGTCGTTTGCGGGCATGTCGATACGTTCTTTGAGATCGACGCCGCGCAGATGAAACACTTCGAGGCGCTCCAGCGACTGGAGGAAGCCGTGGTGTTACACCTGCAGTTGGATGACACTGACTCCTGTTACGCCTGTATTCACTGGGATGCCAACGGGTGTTCCATGCATCTGCCCGAAGCGGGTGGGACTTTTGCCACTGAATGTTCACTCTTCAAAAAGTCATGAAGCGACTTTCACTCAACATCGACGAGCGCGTGTGCATTGCTTGCGGCGGCAACACCAGGAACCCGCTGTATTGCGCCAAGTGCTATGACCGGACACCGGCCGGACGGGCGGATAAGTGCCGGGCAACAATGCTGTCGAGGTACCGCCGGGTTCCTAATGGTGGGCCGTGCCAGCACTGCGTTCACTGGGAACATCGCTGCCTGCTCGGTTTTCCAGAAGCTGGAACGCTCCACGCTGAAGGGTGCGCTGCCAGGGAAGTTGAAGGTGTGCTAGAGTAGTACACGAACCCGCCCTACCAGGCATGAAAATTCTCCAAGGCATCCAGCATCTCCACACCCTGGACGATGCCAAGCTCGTGGCGTTTGACGTTGAAACCACCGGGCTCCAGCCGAAGATCGGGGGATTGCGGTTGCTCCAGTTGGCCACACCAGGACAAGACCCTGTGGTGCTGGACTTTTGGGAGTTGTCCGACGAAGACCTGATCGAGCTGGAGCAGTTCTTTGAGGTGGAGCGGACTTGGGTTGCGCACAATGCGGTGTTCGATCTGGGGTGGTTGCAGGAGCATGAGCTGTATCCGCAGGGGCGCGTGCTCTGCACCATGCTCGCCAGTCGTGTACTAACCAACGGGCAGGCAAATGTAAAGCATGGCCTGCAACATGTTGTGCGGCGGTATCTCAAACGCGAGATCTCGAAAGAAGAACAGCGCAGCGATTGGTCCCAGGATCTGACGCTGAGTCAGATGGAATATGCGGCCACTGATGTGCTCGTGCTGCTGGATTTGTACCAGCAGATTGAGCAGCGGATGGCGGAAGGGATGCACTACCACGCTTGGTATTTGGAGTGCAATGCACTGCCATCAATGGCGCAGTTGTGGAGGACTGGACTGCCCTTCAATAAGCAGGATTTGGAGAAAGTCATCGAGGATTTGGATATTGAGCACGTTGAACTTGGTGAGAAATTTATTGAGGACTTTGATGCTGCGCTGCCCGATGAGCACAAGCTCTGCCGGGGGATTGATGGGAAACTGCTGTACCAGACAAAGCCTGGGGCGAAGGGTAAAAAGCCGGATCCCAATGTTTTCAATCTCAATAGCCCGGTGCAGCTGCTGAAGAAATTCACGGCGCTGCTGGGTAAGGCGCCGATGGATATGAAGTCCGAGAAGCCAAGCGCCAGTCGGTCTGCGCTCCAGGAATATGTCGGCGATCACAAGGTCGTGGCTGACTACTTGCGGTGGAAGCGGGTGGAGAAGCGGCGGCAGATGGCGGAGACTCTGCTGAAGAATTTGGCGGATGACGGGTTTATCCGCGCCAGCTATCTGCAGATGGGGGCGGATACGGGGCGGATGAGTTGCATGAGTCCCAACCTGCAACAGATTCCTCGGGATGTGCGGTTCCGGGCGTGTGTTCAGGCTCCAACTGGTTGGCGACTGGTTGTTGCGGACTACGGGCAGATGGAGTTGAGACTGGCGGCGGCAGAAGCGCAGGATCCCTTAATGACCGAGGTGTTCCAGCAGGGGAAAGACCTTCATACGATTACGGCGACGCAGATTTACGGGGTCGCGGAGGATGAGGTTACAAAGGAGCAGCGGCAGGTCAGCAAGTCGGCCAACTTCGGACTTCTTTACGGGAGTGGGGCAAAAGGACTCAGGAATTACGCCGCAACAATGGGAATCCAGATGGATCTTGATGAGGCGGCGGAGGTGCGGAGGAAGTTCCACGCTGCATATAAAGGCATCGCCGAATGGCAGCAGCAAAATGCTCGCGCTGCTGAT